CGACTACGTAGAGTTCTTAAAAATAATACAATTGTCCATTTAGCTCAGTCGGTTAGAGCGTCTGGTTGATAGCCAGAACTTGGTAATTTCGGTGAAAGAATCATTTTGTTGTGTACAAAACGAAATGGGTGAATAGTTGAGAAAGCTAAGGTAGATGAAACCTGAATGTTTCTTGTTAATAACGTTTGATACGAGAAAATACGGTGGAATTGAGGAGACCAAGGTTCGAGTCCTTGAGTGGGCTCTAAAAGGGGATATGTAGGTTCAAACCCTATACCAGAAATGGTCTTGATTGGTGTACATCCCCTTAAATTTTAATTTTTTTTGGGAAAAATTTTTTTATTCCAAAAAATTGACATAATTTTGTAGTTCGTTAGAAAAATGTTCTTTGAAGATGCAGGTGAGTGTTAAGGGTTAGAATGTGTCCCAAGATCGCCAAAGTATACACATTCATTAGTCAGGTGTTAAAACGGCAGTTAGAATATGTTACTGTTGTTGAGGACATCAAAGAGTTGTGGGAATGATGGATACCAACCATCTCCTTACCCATTCCACCACAATCTCTTTTAGGCCGAGAATGGGGTCATCAAGTGTTTTTACCGATTATACATTAATTTGATGAAACAATGGAAAATCGGTTAGGTAGTATGTTACCGAACTAAAAAAAAAGTGGTGGTACACTTTTGTAAAGAACGGACATACCCGTTTTTGAGTTTCTTAAAAAGAAAACGTTCTTTGAAAATACAGGGGTACATGGGTTCGAATCCCATACCACATTTGTCCTCAGAAGTCTTGTTTAGATGGTTAGTCCGAAGCCATGGCTTGGAACAATCAAATAAACAAATCAACTTCTTGGACCTTTTTCTTTAATGGTAGCTAACATTACTGGAATTGAGTGGTTCGTCTAGTGGCCAAGGACACCTCATGACTTTTTCGGTTCTTCGTTGGTAGTTTATACATTTCTGAGAATCCATTCTGCAGATGGTATTCGTTGATGAAAGGTAACTAAATATTCTAATCATACGGTAGCTCTAAGCAAGAACCGATTCGGGGAAATAGCTCAGTAGGTAGAGCATTTTGTAGGGTGTGGTAACAAGAATTGAATTGTTACCTCACACGGCAAAAGGGTCAGAGGTTCGATTCCTTTTTTCCCCACTAAATTAAATAATGAAATTATGAATACTTTTGAAAAAATTTTAGCAGAGAGAATTAGTGACCATAAAAATATTATTGGACAATTTCAGGCACATATTCGAACTGAATCATCTAATGTGACACCAGATATGTATCAGATTCAAAACTACTTGTCCGTTATTCGTAATGAAATTGCACGTAAACAGGAATGTGAACGTATTTTAGAACTAATAAAGTAAAATGGAAAAAAATGATATTTTTTCATAAATATATAAAAATAATTAAAACAAAGTTAAAATTTTAGAATATAATAAACTTATAATTAAATAACTCATAATAAAATGGAACGTAGAACACATAGTAAACATCATTCATCCTTTAGCTCAAAGTGGTTTTCCACAATCGGGGTAGAAATGAAATTGCTATGTTAATATGTTAACATTGATCAATTAAACGAAACCCCGATACGAAAGTGTTGGGGTTTTTTGTTTTTAATATAGTTCTTAAAATAAAATGGTGATTGTAGACCGTAATTGGAAGCGGAGCGGGTTGTGACCCCGTAGTAAATTTCTCCATGTGGGTTCGATTCCCATCTTTCACCCAAATTTAAAGTTCTTTGACATCTTGGAATAAAATTATTGTGTTGACACCATATCAACACAAAGAAATTGGTCTGGAAATGTGGCGACTTAATGAAATCAAACCATATTCAAAGGGTGAAAGTCCCTATTTGGTGAGGTAGCTCAGTTGGTAGAGCAGGGGCAAAGAGCCCTGTGTCGGTGGTTCGATTCCACCCCTCCCCACAATCGAGATTTGGTTCGAATCCAACTAGTAGTTTAATGGGAAAACACGAGGGTTCTGAGTTGTTGGTTCGAATCCAACCCCATCCTTCGGGATAGGTAGTTTAACTGGTAAAACGCAGACATTATGGGGGAATAGCTCAATGGTAGAGTATGATTATTATACCGACAACAAATTATCCCTTTTGATTAAGTGGCGAGGTTAATCGGTTACTTCGTTTGTCTTGAAAACAAAAGATACGGGTTCGATTCCCGTTTTCCCCACAAAAATTATGGTAGTGATTTTGAATGTTACTTCGCTTCTTAACGACAACAACACATTCAATGTTTTTCTCTGTAATTTTTTTATATGGTGGATGTAGCTCAAGTGGTAGAGCACTAGATTGTGGTTCTAGAGGTTGCGGGTTCAAACCCCGTCATTCACCCAAATTGGGACTGTCGGTACGTTCAACTCGGATTGGTCCCACACACAAGTAAAACTGGTCTGTTAGTAAATTGGTGACTTTTGTCTTTTTATTTTTATATATAAGAATAAAAAGACAAATGAAAAAAATTAAATGTGAAAAATGTGATAGACTAATAACAGTCAATAATTATAAAAAACATGTCAATTTTTGTGGAAAGAAAAGTAAAAGTAAAATATTTGTTAATGAGAATTGGAAAATAAATGAGAACGAATATCAATGTCCACATTGTAATAAAATTTATTCTAAAAAGGGGATATCAACACATATTCTAAGGATACATACACATCCAGAACTTTTTATAAATTCTCATAAAATAAGTAATGAAAATTCAAAATCTTGGAACAAAGGATTAACAAAAGAAACAGATATTAGAGTTAAAAAGAATGGTGACTCCTTGAGTAAAAAAATAAAAAGCGGTGATATAATTCCATATTGGTTAGGAAAAACTCACACCGATGAATCTAAAATGAAAATTGGTAAAAAATTAACCAAAAATAATAATGGTGGTAAATGTAAATGGTTTTCTTTTATCAAGGAAAATGGTGAGGAAATGAAATTACAAGGAACATGGGAAGTTAGATTTGCTAAAGTTTTGAATATAATTGATGAAAATTGGATGAAAATTGGAGTTGGTCACAAAGGACACTCCTTTATATGGGAAGATGAATATGGTAAGGAACATTATTATACACCAGATTTTTATAGTCCGAAATTAAATAAATATTTTGAAGTAAAAGGTTATTGGTGGGGGAATGATAAATTAAAAATGGAAAAGGTTATTTCTCAGAACAAAGAAGTGAAAATAGAAATTGTAATGAAAAATGAACTAGTAAATTATGAAAAATTATGTGGTTGTAGCTGAGTAGGTTAGCGTTGGGTTGAAGCCCCAGAGACATCGGTTCGATCCCGTTCAACCACACAAAATGGAAGGTTAACTGATCATGGTGATGTAGCTCAGTTGGTAGAGCAGAGGACTGAAAATCCTTGTGTCGGCGGTTCAAATCCGTCTTTCACCACAAAATGTGATTGTTTGTCCAAAACCGGATTGGAGAATAATGGAACACAATTGGTAAGGTCCCGATTGATGTTAATGTGGGTTCAATTCCTATCAATCACACATCCCGCTTTAGCTCAATTGGCGAGAGTATCTGATTGTGGATCAGAAGGCATGGGTTCGAATCTCATAGGTGGGACAAACAAAATGGAAGGTTAACTGATCGGGGTTATCAGCACTGTCTTGAAAACAGTTGGTCCGTGTGAAAGCGGATGGGGATCGAGACCTCAGCCTTCCTCACCGTAAAATATGGAAGTAGTTTAATAGTAAAACACCACCCGGCCAAGGGTGGAGATGTACCGCGGTTTAGGTTCAAGTCCTACCTTTCATGCATAATGACTTCGTAGCTCAGATGGTAGATAAAAGCACCGCTCTTTTAAAGCGGGGGTCGTGGGTTCGAACCCCACCGGGGTCACTATTTTCCCTCATAGCTGAGTGGCTTAGCACCGCCCTTTTAAGGCGGGGAGGTTGGTTCGATTCCAACTGGGGGAACTTAAAATTAAAATAGGTCTATGGTGTAACGTGTAGCATAAACGGTTCCAACCCGTTTGGTCAGGGTTCGAATCCTTGTAGGTCTGCTAAAATTGACTTCGTAGCTCAGTTTGTTAGAGCACCAGATTTTTACTCTGGGAGTCGTGGGTTCGAGTCCCACCGGGGTCACAAATTTTCATAAAAAATAGGTCTATGGTGTAACGTGTAGCATAAACGGTTCCAACCCGTTTGGTCAGGGTTCGAATCCTTGTAGGTCTGCTAAATTAAATTATGGGTTCGTATCATAATTGGTAGTGAAATTGATTCTTAATCAATGCTGTGTGGGTTCGAGTCCCACCGAACCCACAAATACGCAAGTTGCCGAGCGGTCAAAGGCGCTGATCTCCAAAATCAGTACGAAAGTTTCAGGGGTTCAAATCCTCTCTTGCGTGCCAATGGTGAGTAGTTTAACATTAAAATGGGGGCTGTTTGATTTTTTATATATAAAAGTAAAAATATATGTATAAATGTAAAAAATGTGATTTTGAAATTGACAATGTAAGTAAATTAGCCAACCATTATAAATATGAACATTGTGAAAAAGATAATTTTCATTGTGAAGAATGTAATAAAAATTTTAAAACAAAAGGAGGATTTAAAGTTCATAAAAGATTTTGTAAGGGAATTATAATAAATCATATTTGTCCAAAATGTGGCAAATATATACCAAATAGTATGGAAAGACACATAAATTCTTGTGGAAAAAAAAGTAAAAAAGGAAGAGGAAAATATTGGAATAAAGGTCTTACTAAAGAAAACAGTATAGAAATGAGGAAAATAAGTGACACTTTAAAAATTAGATTTTCCAATCCTGATAATATTCATAAACATACAGAAGAAACCAAGAAACTTTTAAGTAAAATATTATACGAAAGATATAAAAATGGTTGGGAAGTGAAATGTGGTAGATGTAAAAAAATAGATTATCATAGTGAAATAGCTGGTGATGTTAAATTAGATGGTGGTTGGGAATTAGCAACAGCCAAATATTTAGATAGTTTAAATGTTAAATGGATTAGAAATAAACAAAGATTTAGTTATTGGAATAGTTTAAAAAATCGTGAATCAACATATTGTCCAGATTTTTTTGTTAAAGATTGGAATAAATATATTGAAGTAAAAGGTTATAAAACTGATTTGGATGAAATAAAATGGAAACAGTTTAAATATGATTTAGAAATTTGGGATTCTAAAAAATTAAAAGAATTAGGAATAAAAACAAAATGGTTATAGGGAAGATAAAACGGACAGGGTTTCCGTCACCGCCTGCTAAGCGTGTGGTTCTGGTAACAGGATGAGGATCGAGACCTCTTTCTTCCTCTAAGGGATGTGTCCTTTGAGAAAGGTAATTGCGGGTTAGTTGTTGCGAAAAGTTAGTCGTTCTGTCCAAAGGAACGCTGTCAGACTACCGAGGGAGTAAGATTACCCAAGAGCAATATCGGTTATAACAACTTGTGGTTTGAATCCACTCACATTCCGAGTAAATGGAGATCCCCATTTGGTGTGGTTAGCAGTTTCGAAAATTGTGAAATCGGTTAGATTCCGGTGTAAGGGTTCGACTCCCTTGATCTCCGCTAGGATAGATTGGTGTAAGGGTACGCACGGATGACCCCCGTCAATGGGTAAATCATTAGGAGATCACTTCCCCGCGGGAATACCGGAAAGTGATTCCGGTTTACACTATCCAATTTTGGAAGGGGAACTAGTCGGGGACTAGCGATGATTGGAAATCATTCGGATCGAGGTTAAATTGATTGTGGATCGAGACCACTCTCTTCCTCTTATAAGATTTTTTTTATTCGGGAATTTGTTTTATCTTTATTAAAATTAATCCTAAAAACAAAAAGTTATGGAAAAATTAAAATGTGATGTGATTATGCTTCCCACAGAAAAATCACTCGAAATTGACAATATTGCCAAAGATACAACGGGAACCCTTCGTATTATTAAAGGGTTTGGAAGGGCGGCAAATTGGGTTCAACACCATTCTACACCACAACAACTTTATCTAGTATCCAAAAGAGAGATTAAAGAGGGTGATTATTACATACATACTGGTATTACACATAATGAAAAAGAAACATATCACAATCTATGTGTTTGCTATCACCCAACAAGAAATTTAAAAGGTAGAGATGAATTGTTTGTTGATGGGATGTTTGCCACAAAGTGTCATAAAATTGAAGCTACAACTGATCCTTCTCTTAAATTACCCTTTATACCACAATCCTTTATTGAGAAGTATGTGGAAACACAAGGAAGTATCAAAGAAGTGATGATAGAAGTATACCATGAAGAAGATACTTCTAGGGGCTATGTCGAAGGAATGGGTCAACCTGCATTTCGTATTGAAACACCAAATCTTCGTAGAGACAACACAGTTATCATATCCAAAGTACAAGACAGTTGGAATCGTGATGAGGTAACTCTTATTATTATCAAAGCAATGAATAATATGTTGACAAATTGTTCTGCTAAACTTGATGATTCGAATATTCCGGGAATTAATCCCAAACAATGGATTGAAGAAAATCTTTAAACAAATCACCAATAACGTTTATATAACCCAACATGGAAGAAAACTATATAAAACTAAAAGGAAAGAAATTGTGTCGTGCAATAGTTGTAGAAAATATAATAATGAAATTTGTCGATTGGTATAAAAAAGAAACCGATCAAGATCAGAAAGAAGAAATCACCTTTTCTATTCAAGCCTTACTTTGGTTTATAATGCCGTACAACAAATATAAAGTTTTTCAAATATCTAAGGAATTCTGGAACAATTTTCTGGACGATCCCAGTATTACATTATCTTATAATCACGTAGAAAAAAGAAAAGATGTCGCGAAAAGGTTATTTGATTCGTATAGTTCTTTTGATTGGAAGGGTGATGGATTAACAATTGAAAAAATTATCAATGATTTTGAATTCAGTATTATAACCAGAAAAGAAAACTCTGCAAATTATCAAAAGGAAGTTGAATTATTACCAATTTCTATTGATATGGTTGAAAAAATCATTAAATATCAAAATTTCTGGAAAAAAGGTTGGTTTAGAGAACGAAAATTGAGATCATACACAGAAGTACAGAAAATTCCTCTAAATAGAAAATTCAGGAAAGAAAGTGATTTGATCGAATGTATGAATTTAGATTGATAATGAACACGTTATCATAAATTTTGTCTGTTATCACATACCAATGATAATGAACAAATGTTATGATAACATATTGAAATTTAGTTATTTCATAATCTGTTCAAGAAAATTTTCATAATCTGTCGTTCTAATTGAATTATCTTTATTATAAAATTCTTTAGTTTTAGAATCATACCAAAATGGAATTAAATTATTGACTTGATTTCCTATAAATATCACTTGTAATTCATCATCTCCATTGTGATAAAGTTTTATTCCACTTGATTTAAAAAGAATCCCATAATCACCGTAATGACTATATCCATTTTTAAAATTGTAATATATGTCATTTAAAGCGAACCCAAAACAATATCCACCCTCAACTAATCCATCTTCATTCGATGCTGATATTGCTAAATTATCCATATTAGGTATTCCGAGAAAACATTGTGATTTTAATATAGAATTAAAAGATTCCTCTTCTGGTGTAAAATGAATTATCCAATCATCTATTATATCTCCCTCATAAGTATATGTTACATATAATGGTAAAACAGACACATCCAAATTATATTCATTGCCGTTAAAAACATTTTCAACAATTTCGATTAGAAATTCATTATATAATTTTTCAGCTTCTGGATAGTTATTTAATTCATATTGTGTCGTTGGATGAGTGATATTCTCAATCGCTTCTTCTTCTGAATCATATCCTTCTAAATCTAAGAAATAAATATAGTTATTTATACACCAATCAGAAAGAATGTCAGGATAATTATTATTAAAAAATTCTGGTAAATCTTCTTCTTTTTCTTCTATTGTTTTATCAAAATAATCAACCAGTTTACTCATTTTACCGAAAACCGTAGTTAATCTTTCTAAAAATTGCTTCCAATCTTTTATAAACTTCATACCTTTCTATCAATTTTTTCGAGGGACAAATCTTTTAAAAAGTTGAGCATCTTCGATTTGGAATTCAGATTTCAAGTCATCAAAGTTTATTTCGTGTGTCATAGGTCTTTCGGTCACTCTAAAGTCATTAGATATAAGAAAATTATCACCATCAATATTATTTACCACCCAAAATTCTTCTTTAGTTGCAGTTTCAACCAATGTATCTTTTGATGAGAGGGTTTTCCTATCTTCGTCTGTAATTTCTCTGAAATAATTCAGATCAGTTATAACTCTTTCTGTCACATATTCGGTATATTTAAATATTTTTCTCATATTAATCGGATGTTTTTTTATTATATATTAAAAATGCAATCCAGATCATAAACAACATAATTTGTTGCATCGATATTTACTCGATCTTTAAATTTATTTCCATTATATCCAAGATAAATATTTAAGAACAATGAAGATTCTTTTTCAGAACCAAGTACATAGGACAACCAATCATATATTTGTTTGTTTGTGGTATCATAAATATAACCTATAATATCAGTCTGAAATTCTTCTAAATCGTCCTCAGACACATTTCTATTTTGTAATTTTTCCAATATAAGATTTGCACCAGATTCGTCACCATATTCATCGAGGTTAAAATACTCACCTCTTCGTAATTGGTATCTTTTAACAAATCCACTTTTAAGGAAATATCTCTGTGCAACATCTTCAGAATCAGAAAAATATATTCCCCAACCACCTAAATTTTTTCCATCACCAGAACCGATTTTATTTAAATCAAATGTATCAAATTTTCTATCCGATCCATGATATACATCAATAATTTCAGAAATATACTCTTCAAATAATTTTAGGTGTTTCATATATTTCTATATATTATTTATAGAAACAAATTTTAATATATAAAATAAATATTTATTCTTAATTGGCATCTATACAAGACATAATAATAAAATTAGAAAAAGAAAAAGAAGATAGAAGAAAATTAGAAAAAGAAAAAGAAGATCAAAAATTATCTGAACTTCATAATTTTAATAAAATACGAAAATTATATGAATCCAGATATAATTTAATTTTCAAAAATGGATTTTCTAGCGGTGGTGGTAGTAGATCGAATATATCAGGTGGAATAGGTGTTATGATTATAGAAAGAACAAATATTGTAGGATGATAAGAAGTATAACATATCTGAAAACTAAATACGAAACTGGTGATGTACCAACACAGGAAGATTATAGTGATCTTTTAGATTCTTGTTACAATATATCAGGTGGAACTTATGGTATAGATGTCCCAATATTAAATGTAGAGATAAGATCCGTGCACACTGGGAGCACAACTAGACGGAGCGATAAATTAATGGTAACGTGGTCGAGTTATAACACACAATTTTTAAATTATAATCCTAAAGTTTGGTTATATAGATACAAAAATAATAAAAAAAGATTTGATTCAGATAATAACGTTTATTGTACAAAGAAAAAATATGTTCATACACCACATTTGAATGGTATTGGATATCCAAATAGTAGATATTATGCTGGAGATATAGTATGTTTAGCTACTGGGATAACATCTGTTGGGGTTCACACAGA